AGACCACCGTTAGTTGCTGCACTACCACCGGATAAGCCTGTTACAGCCATGATTATTCCTTAGGGGTTAGTTTGATTTGCGATTATTCCGCACCTTGAGAGTAGAGGTAATTTAACAATTCCTCTGCACTCTGTGCGTTGTTGACCATGCTGAACGCGTCGTTCACATCGTCTGGAGTTAGTGCGCCTGATGCGACCATATCCATTTGTCGAAGAGCACCTAGGTCTTCAGAAGACACAGGACTTTCTTTGGCTGGTGTCGCAAAACCAAATAGGTCTCCATTGTCATTTAACCATGCATTGATGGAATCAGCAGATAATTCAATATCTGACGGAATGAATTTGGCAACCTTAGGGTTGACACCTTTCTCATTTAAGACTTGGCTGATAGTAGACTCACGTTGGAACTTGCGCAAACTTTCCAATTCAGCGAGTGCTTCTTTGAGTTGCTTATCCTTAGCGCGTTCTGCACGACGGACTTTTTTAAGAACATCATCGGAACCACGTGAAGTAGTTTCCTCTTCGATGTCAAAATCAAACTCATCATCTTCATACCAGTCTTGATTATTGTTGCTCATCGCAACCATTCTCCCTTACATTGTTGTGGAACGTATACTCTCACTCCCATACAGGGGTATATGGGTTGGTGCATACTACCGCTCTAATACTCGTTGGGGGCGGTCAATCCAACGAGAGTTTTTTATATTTGTTTCTTGCGACTTAATGAACCAGTTACAATTCCGGACTGTCCAGCAAATTGCGAACGAGCCTGAGACTGTAGACGCTTAGTACGTTGTGAAGTCTGACCAAGTAGTGTTTCTTTTTCAAGTTCAGTTTGATAATCAGTGGCACTAATTTCGTCTCCGAACATCCTACCTGCTTGTTGAATACCAGCAGTTGATGTCTTAAGTGTATTGGCAACTTGTTGAAATCCAGCAGTAGCCTGTTCGTAACTGAGGTTACCTAATTGGTCAAGACTTGTTTGCATAGTTAGTCCTGCTGCAGCGGCACCAGCCTTAACACCAGCACGTTGAATCTTAGTCTTAAGATTCTGAATACCATCGGGACCAGTAAGTATGGCTTGAGCCATATCTGATTCTTTTAGAGTTGGAAATTCACTCTTCAATTGGTCTTTAACATTTTGGTCAAGAGAGTCTACTCGAGAAACTGCATCTTGAATTCTTTTACGAGTTTCATTTACAGATACAGCATTTCCAGTAATTTTTCCATATGTTTGCTTACTGGCTAAATCATTCATACCAAATGATTTAACAAGACCCATGTATTCTTCTTCTCCAGCAACATACTCTGCAATACTTGGAACATAAACATTCTCACCAGCAAGTTTTTTTCTTTGCAATTCAAGTGCTCCAGAAAATCTTTCAGCAAACTTTTTAGGTGCTTTACCTGAGTAAAGAATCTGTTCAGGAATTGAGTCTGGTGATAAACCAACATCAGATAAAGGTTTTGCTAAATCATAAAACTCATTAATCCATGCTTTTTCTTCTGGGTCATTAATGTTAAACATTGTACCTAGAACACCTTGCAGTGCTTCACGAGAGGTATTCCAACGGTCAGCCCTATCTTGAGCGCGAACTGTTTCCGCTGCTTTTTCAGCAGCAGTAATTGCTGCTTGCTCAGCACTTTTTTCATCTGCTAATTTTTTTGCAGCAGCAGCCTTTGCCTTAGCGGCAGCAGCCGCTTTAGCCTTAGCGGCAGCAGCCGCCTTGGCTTTTGCAGCCTTTGCTCTCTTTTCGGCCTCAGTCATTATGCACCTCTACCTGAAAATGCACGAAGCATTGATTCCCCAAGTTGTATAGCCTCAACTTTTGCACCGTAAGTATTTTCAAATTTTGGGTCCTTACGAAGTAATGTTCTAAAATCACCTAATGACATTAGATTATCACCATTGACCGCTTTCTGAATTGTATTGTCAGTTAATTTAATATTATCTGCTGCTGTTTCCCAAGTGTCTGCCATCATTTGAATGTATGGATTAACTAGGTCACGAACAGTTAATTTAGAATCTTGCTTTAATCTATCGGCAAAGTTTTTATAAAGTACTTGAGCATCAGTACGATATCTAGCAATAACATCATCAGCATTTAGTTTTTTGTTTGCAATCTTAGTGGCAGTTAATGCAATTTCTCTTGATGACTTAAACAATCCCATTTCATTTGAATAATCAGATAATGTTTGTTGTGCTTTTCCAACTTCTCCACCAAATTTAAATTTAGGATTAACTGTGGCAAGTTTTGCTGTATAGGCTCCAACATATTCTTGAACAAATGTACTTGCATCTACACCTTGGATTGATTGGCTTTTACTTGTACCGCCAGCAGAACGAGTTGTCGAACTACTGCCATACTTTTTTAAGAAAGCATTTGCACGTTTGTAAAAATCATCAAGAATTTTTTTATCTGGCTCAATACCAAGAGTGGTTAACATTGCTTCTTTAATCAAAGCATCTGACGCTGCTTTATTTAAAGTACTTGGAAGAGTGTATGATGTGCCACCAGTAGTCTTATCTTCTTTTGAAGTTTTCATAGAAGCAATTAATGAATCAACATCAATCTTTTCACCACGTGATGTGGCATCCTGGATAGATGCACTAAGAATAGCAAGTTCTTCTGGAGTTAAAGGATTTTTTGTAGGACTTTCTCTGTCTTTACGATTACTGCTATCAGCCATAATAACTCCTAGTATCCATATCCTGAAGTGTAAACTGATACGTCACCAAGTTTATCTCCATTAAAGTAAATGTCATGAACGCGCCTGAATCCAGGGTACATTCTATCTAATTCTGAAACTACTAAGTCAAGAACTTCACCAACATAGGCATTGGCACGTGCATCAATAGTTTTCTTTCCACTGGCTTCTCTAGCAGATTCTAGTTCAGCCATTAACTTGCCACGAGCCCTGATGTATTCTTTCATAGCAGTAACAGTAGGAATATTCTTTCCAACGGTGTTCATATACTTGCTATCACTTAACATCATCTGAACTAGTGCTACGTTTTTGTCTACACGATTCTGACGTGAAGTAATATCACGAGCACCCCATAGTGGGTATGTTTGTGCAACCTTAAACTCTAGTTGCTTCTTAACTTCACCATATGTTTTATCGTACTCAGCAGTTCCCTTTTGAATACCAGCAGCACGAGCAGCATTTTCAATCTTCTCAACACCAGCATAGTATTCACGATTACCGGAACGAACCTGCAAGTCTTCAGCAGCAGTCATTCTATCCTGTGCGCTGTACTTGATTGGCTTACCATTGATTGTAATGTTGTACATAGTGTCTGCTACAACAGGTGAGTAGTCAGCATTCCAGTCACCCTGATTAAAGAACACACCAATAAGGGACTTATCTGAAGTCATCTTATCTGCTTGTTCAATTAGATTCTGATTTGGATAGATTCCAGCAAGAGTCTTATCTGTTGAATTAAAGGCAAAGCGATTATCTGTTTGGCTGTCAGTTAATAACTTAACAACATATTCACCCTGAGTAATGTTTAACTTTTCAGTAAACATTGCAGTACCAAGGTCATAATCATATTGTTGAATACTACGTTGTAACTCTGGCTTTAGTGTCAAGTCAGTTGATGTACGGAAACGTGAGGATGCAATAGTAGGCATACCATTGGCAATAGCCTCAAGCCAGAATGAGTTAATCGCCAAAGCAATAGACTTATTGCGAACATCTTCAATTACTGCACCAGTGATTGGTGTATTAGATTCTGCAAGTTTAGTTAACTTATCAGTCTGAATAGCATTGACACGGTTAGCGAACTTTGTTCCAGTTGATGTACTATCAAACGAACCAGCCATACCACCAATTGCGGTCATCGCTGCTTGAAGTGCAACAGAGCCACCACCAAAGGCAGATGTTACACTTCCAGTTACACCTTCACCTTTTGTAGCATCATAGAATGGTTGCACATAACCAATAGCATCTTCAAGTTTGATACCAAATGCATCCATGAACTTAGTTGTGCCATATTCTTTGCCAGCAATAAAACGAGATACTGTACCTAATGCAAGTGAAGCAATTGGACTACCAAGTTGTGGAACACCAATAGGTTGTCCCTGGAACATTACATCAAATCCACTAAGTGGAATTTCAGCCTTCATGCTAGAGTCACCAGCAAAGAACTTATCTGTCATCCACTGAGGATAATCCATAAGCATTACATGTCCCTTGATATTCCAAGGAGTAGCAATCTGGTTCGTGTTTGCATAGTACTCGTCACGGTTCTTCACAGTTCCGATACGATACGGTGTGGTATATGCCTCAACGATTCTGACTGCAACATCAGGATTGCGTATAGCAGTATTTAACCAGTACTTTGCTGAGTTCTGTTGAGCCATGTAGAATGGCGACATAAACTTAAGAATACCACCAATATTAGTATGACGTTCTACTGTGTACAAACGGTCAATTACAGCCTTATGTGCTGCACGAGCAGCAGACTCTTGAATTTGTTTAGTGTAGTCTCCAGGCTTTTTACCCTGTTTAGCAATACTATTAGCCATGCGATTGCCTTCAGCACGATATACAGCATTATAGAATGGATGACGAACTAGAGTGTCTTCTGGCATTGTAGCAAGAGCATGGAATAGATTACCAATAAGATTTCTGTAGAAAATTCCAATACCGGTTCCAGTTTGTTGTACGTTTCCATATACAGAAGAACGGAATTCATTAGGTATCAAACCTGATTGAATTTCTGTAAACTTACCTTCATTTAGTGCTGTTCGTAGAAACGAAAGGTCCTCATTGTTTGGTCCCTTCATTGGAAGGTACTTTTCTACGTCAGCAAAGATAGTTTCAGTTATGTCATTCCACTGAGCACTCTTAAATGTCTCACGGTAGTCGTTTAAATCAATACGCTTTTCTGCTCGCCATGCATCAGATGCTGGACTATTAATCCAGTTAAGTAGATGTTGCTTTATTTCCTGATTGCTATAGTTTCCATTAAGGTAATCTTTGATTTCCTTTTGGCTCTTTCCAGCCTTCTTCATATCTTCAACAACTTTAGCAATAACTTTATCTGACTTATTGCGAGGACTTATTGATAAATCTACTACAATCTTAGCAGCATCATCACCATAGATTATGTTATTAACATACTCTGCATGCGCACCAGTCCACTCTGCAGCATCAGAAGTAGTAATAAGTGACTGCCTATTTCCAGTATTAAAGAAGTTACCAAACGTACTGCGACGTGAACCAAGTACTGCTCGGCTTGTACTATTAGCAGAACTTACACTAGAGCGTTCAACATTGTTTAAATATGGAGCATCTATTGTAACACCACGTGCAATTTTAATTGGTTTACGTGAGTAAGCAAATGACTTCTGTGGAGCAACTGTTGTTTTGCTTAGTGCATTCTTCCAGTCACCCATAATTTTTACACGAGTATCAAATGCACCAAGTGTTGCCTGTGCATTGTCAGAAAGCAGTTCAAACATTTCGTCTGCTTTTCTTAAGTTATCTGCAAAGATTGGAGTTTTCTTTGCATTAATTCCAGAAGACATCTTAGCAATTTGCTTACGAGCACTTTTGGCACGTGTTGAAATCATGCTAAGTGTTTTGTAAACTAATTGTGGGTCAGATTGAATTGAAATATTGTATGCTAACTGGTAATCTCCAGAACGCAATGCATTAAGCAATGGTTCAGATAGTTCACCTTTTTTAGTTACATTAAATATACCATCAGACAGTTTTGATATTTTATCTGCAATTACTTTGTTTTGACCATATCCACGGTAAGTCTTAAAGAATCCAGTAGTACGCATCGTTGCTTCAAATGATGCAGCAAGGACATCTTTTGCCTGCTCAAGGAAATAATCTCCCTCTTCGCGGTAACGCTGAGCAATTTTTTCTACAATCATTAAACCGTCATCATTTGTTATACCAAATGTTCTGCCGATTTCAAGTTCATTTTCAAACTTGCTTGCTTTTACTGCATCAAACTTGCTCTTTGTTCCACCAGTACCAATAAGACCCTCACGTTCTATGCGTGAAGTGATGCGATTTGTAGCACTACGGATTGGTTCCGTTATTGCAGATGGACTAAAGAAACCTTTCGCAAGAGCAGTTGCACTATAACCATAATGTGAAGTCATATCTGAGATGCTAGAAAGAACTCGACCCCATCCTTCAAATACGTTACGACTTGAGTAGCGTAAAGATAGAAGAACAGATGGTTTCCATACATAATTCTGGAAATCATTGTACATCTGGGTTATTTGGTAATCCCAAGACTTTCTTCCTGCTTCTTTAATGCCTTGTGCAAAGCCAGGAGCAATTTTTTTAGCATCATCAAGTAGTTTAACTACACTTGTAGATGTTGCGTTAGGATTATTTCTAACATGGGATACAAGAGAACTAACAAGAGTTTTGTCATCTGTCATAATCTTGTCAAGAAGTGAAAAATCTACACCAAAGTGTACGTTAGGAACTTGAGTACGGTACAATGGTGTATTAGTTAACAAGTCAATTGCTTGTTTTTTAAATTTATCTGGATTACTTGTGTAATCAGACTTGTTATCGGCAGCAATCTTCTTTGCTAAATCTTCAACTTTATCTTGAAGTTCTTTTAGGATTATTGTATCGCCAGTTGCATCATCAACATGAACATAGTTTTGTTCATTGATAATTCTCTTAAGATGATTTATTTTGTTAACACGCATATCATCAGCCATTTTTTGAATTGCTGCAGATATTGTCTTAAACTGTTCAGCATTCATGTTGCCATTTAGATAACGCTGAATTTCATCTTCTTTTTTTCCGGCATCGCGCATCTTTTGCACTTCTGCAATAACTTTTTTGTCACCTGGGTCACGAACAAACTTCTTAAGAATCATTCTTTGAAGTATTTCTGATTCAAAGTTATCTAAAAATTGAAATCTTTGAGAGTCAGTTGATAGTTTAATGTAGTCATTGTAGTAATTCTTTTGTTCTTGAACAGTGAGTCTAGCAGCAGGTGCTGCCTGTAGTAGGCGTGCTCTGAATTCATCACCAGATTCACGAACTGACTTACCAGCAATAGTAACGGAACCAGCAGGAATTTCACGTGGCTTGAAAGTCGGAGTTAAATATCCAACAGTACGTATTGCACGAGAACCATAACCATAAAGTTTTGATAGTGCTTTTGCTTCTAGAGCATCATCAATTGGATTGATGTCAACGTACATGCCTCGTGCACTAACTTCAGCACCAACACGACGTAGATGTTCATAAAAAGCAAAACGACTAAATGCTTGTTCCTGTATTTGTGGAACAATTGATTCTCCAGCAACATCTTGAATTACAGATAATTCAGAACGTGTTGTTTTAAGTTCTTTTCTTACCGCTTTTAATTCTTCTTGACTTTTTAAAAGGTCGGCATTTGCTTTTTCCTTTGCACGAATTTGTGCAGGAGTTAATTTAGGAGTATCATAACGCTCAAGTTTTTTATTAACTTTAGCAATATCTTCTTTGATTGATTGCTTACTTGCACGAAGTAAATCAATTTGATTAGCAAGTTCTGGAACTTTTGCAGCAATCTCATCATATTTATTGATATCACCAATACCAACCTGTAACACGTCAATAACTGAGTTACGACCACCAAACTTAGCGGCATTGGAAAGTACACGAGAAAGCGTTAAAGAATCTTGTGAACGAGCAACAATTGGAAGCAACTGCATTGTTGCTGGGTCATTCGCAAATTTTAAGATTGAGTCAACAGTTACAGATGCACCACTTTTTACATTTGCATCTCTTGCCAATTCAAGTTCATTTGAAAGTTTACCAATTTGATTTATCTTAGCACCAAATGGAAGATTGATTACAGTACGACGAGTTCCAGTAGCGGCAAGTTTTGCTACCTTAAGTGTCTTACCAGCAAACATTAATGGGTCAAGGAATACGTTAAACAAGAAGTCAGAACCACCAGAAATTTTCTTCTGAAGGCTTCCCTCTTTAGAGAAGTATCCATTAACCTGCATTGAATCTGCCCAGTTAATCTTGTCTGCTTCTTGCTGTCCTGGCTTTACACGAGTAATAGCACCTACAAGTGCTTGACCAGGAGAGATGTATGAAGAACGTTCCCAACCTTTGTTCCATGCATTGCGAAGGTCAGCGGGATTCTTTGCATCTTTGATGGCTTGTAAGCCAGCAGATAACGGGCGCGAAACAAGTTTGCTGTAAGGCATTGCAAGTTTTTCGGCAGGACCAGCAACAAAGTCATTTACTAAAGCGTTAGTTGCACCGCGCTTGACTCCACCAACAACACCATACTCCTGGAATACACCAGGAACTTCTTTAACGTTTTCAATAGTTGTATCTGCAGTTTTTTCCAACCAATCACCAACACCACTCATAATGTTAGCCATTGTCGGTACCAATCTTTTGACCATTGTTAATTTGTATTAGTTGTGCAATAAACTTGTTGCGGTCATCTGACGACTCCCACTGAGTAATTGCAAAAGGGAATGCTATGTCAGAGTTTTCCACACCAAAGATATTTACAAACGCTGTAACATCTTCTTGGAAACTCATTATTTTTGTGACTCTACCTTTACGTAGTTGACAAATGCTTTAAATGTTTCTGGTGCATCTGGCTGGGCTGCCATTGTTTCAAGTGCTGGCATATACTTGTTAATCATGTCATAGTTACCAGCAGGAGTTGGTATAGGACTTTCGCCAGGACCAATTGGAACTCCAGCAGTAACTGGTTCATCTGGTCGTTGTGTTGGAGCAAATAAACTTTCTAGTGGAGATTGTGGTTTAGGTATAGATATTGGTGCAGGTGCTGGTGTACCACCAGACATTGGAGCACTCTGCTGTGCTTCCATTAGTGCCTTACCTTCACCGTACTTGCCGCTTCCAGCCATGTACTTTGCGCCCTGTGTTGGTCCACCATCCGTACGACGTGATAACTTTCCAGGTCCTGAAACTGGTGCTGGGTTGGCTGGTCTACGGTATCCACCTTGTTTAGCCATTTTGCTTTCCTCGTTTCACAATCTGTATTTTGCCACCACTATTAACATCAAACTTAATAGCAGTGCGCATCGCCTGTCTTATTGTAGCACCAGAGTAGTATGCACCTAATGCAAGTTCTCCACCAGTACCCATTGCATAGATTCCTGTATCGGTACGTAGTACCGAGTAATCTTCAGCAACATAGTAAATCTTATTATCTAAACCAATTAGGAATGAAAATCCGTCATCTTTTTCTAAAGTTGTTCCAGTAGAGTCATGTGCTTTCTTTAACTCCGGGATAACCTTGCTAACCATAAAGCGGTATCCGTCAGTTCCATCGTATCTAGGTAACTTCCATCCATACTGGACAACATCACAGAACCTTGCATTTCCTGCCCCAGCAATTACATAGTCACCATCTTCGGTGATTTTTCTAACATCACTGTGCATGTAGGGGCGTTCGTTTTCAGTGATTTGACTATCTGCTGCAAATACAAAACCATTTTGGTATTGCACTGCTAAAATTGTTGTCATGGCTATCCGCCAAGTTGAGACAGAATTCCTGCTAAGTCAACTGGTGGTTGTCCCCCAGCAGGCGCAGCAGGTGGAGCCTGAGTAGGTTCGGTTGGTCCTGTTGGTTGTTCTGCTGGGGGAGCAGCCTGACCCATAGACTGAGCAACCATTTGGTCAACTGACTGTTGCTGTGGTTCTGGAGTTGCTGGTGGTGCTGGAACTTCTGGTTTTGGTTTTTCAAATACCTTAGTTACAGCCTCTTCAATTACTACACCTTTTTTGCGTAGTTCAATTACTTTAGCAATCTGTCCAACAATCTCAGATGGGTCTTGTCCTTGCATAGCCATCTGTGGGATGGCATCAGACAAAGACGCTAGCGATGCTGATAGTGAATCACGCATGCGCTCTATATCAATGCGTTCTTGTTCACCTGAAACATTCATGCTCCATGGTAACTCTCGCATGATAAAATCACGGGATACTAGGTTGGCTTGTAAAGCCTGTAGTGAGAAGATTAATGCACGTGATGGGTCAAGTCCAGCCATAAGACCATAGCGAACCTGAACGGTGTAGTCGCCATTGATGTCTTTTTCTGAATCATATTCAAATTCATATGGAGCACCATTGAATGTACCACGTTGCTTCTTCTTGCCAGGAAATAGTTTTTCATCCATCTCAAAGCAAAGAGCAATAACTTCTTCTAGTGCATCTCCAAGGATTGTCTGCATAGCCTTGATTTGTGAATCAAAGCCACCCATCAAAGCCTGAACACCAGAACCTGTTACGATGCTTGCATCAATATTTCCTGAGCGACCTTCAGGGTAACGTGAACCCATACGCATTTCTGTTTCTAGAATCTGCTGTTCGGTGAATGCACCGGTAGGTAGTTCTAGACCTACACGGCGTACACCTGCAGGATTATTGGTGCGAAGAATAGCATCTGGACCAAATGCAAATTCTTGCAAATCTTGGGGAACGACAAGTGGAGCCTGTACAGATTTTTCTGCTGCTTCCATTGCCAGAAGGGAAAAGCGTGCTCGTGCAATTTGCACCCATAGCACGTCATCAAATTGACCACGTGGGTCATCAATGTCAATACCTGGTCTACGAGGTACGACAACTGCTAGTTTGCCTAAAGGATTCTTTGCTTTACGCAGCACCAACGAGTCACGCTGTGGCAGGAACATGACGATTTGGTCTTTATCCTGATAGTGCATGACATCTAGTTCGGTGTTTAGGTCTTGGTTTTGGTGACCAAGTTTACCTACGATAAGTGATTCGTACTCAGGAAAATCTACGATTAGTTCCCGAATAGTTTTCAAGTAACGCTTTGTGTATGATACGCACTTTCCATAGCGATTATACTCTGGGTAAGCACCCATAGGGTTTTCTATACGGATGCGTGGCATACGAGCCTCAAAGTCAGGCTCTACAACAATGGGCATGTAGGCGTATGTGAACGCCCAGTCTGCACCAGTGTACATCTGAGTTTGTAACCCAGAAGATTGAACGTAGTTATTAGCAATCATGCTTCGTCTTTCAGAAGCCTTGCGAGATGAATCGCTTGTGCTGTTAACTGTTGAACAGTTTACTGATGGTAGTGGTGCTAATACTTCTGCCAAGTCACGTGCTACTACGTCACAGAAGTTTGCAATCATTGGCTTAGAGATACCCTCAGGGAACATGTCTGGGTAGACTGCTTCCATATTGCCACGACGAACCATTGTGATATCGCGCATGCGCTGGTCACGTGCAGAGTAACGGTCTTGTAAAGACGTTACCTTGTTAGTGATTTGTTCGATAGTTAGCATTGTAACCCTAAATGTAGATTAATGATTGTTCTGCAGCAAGTTCGTCTAAGTCAAAGACTATGCGTTGCTCTTCGTTGCGACGTGTAGCGTATCTGTTGTAGGTATGGTAAATTCGGCTTCCTGATTGCTGAACAAGTTCTTTTGCTCGCAATTCACAAAACCATAAAGCCATAACGCAGTCGGTCTTATTCTTGGTATCTGGCTTCCAGGTAATTAACTGGTTAACCAGAGCCTTGATGTGTTCGTTAGTATTATCTGGTAGTTCTATAAGATTATCGCCTTGGTGCTTTCCTTCTCGCACCGAGCCAAACAATCCAGACATACCAGCAACGCCAAAGTTTGTGTCCCACTTGTTCTTGCCAGTGAATTGCTCACTGAATCGGACACCCCGATTGGCAAGCCACATGCGGAGGTCTTCATCCAGCGCGAATGCTTTTTGGAACGCATTAATTTCAATGCGAATTTCCATCGGGTTATACTTAGTAACCCATTCTTCGATGAGGTTACGAATCTTTGACGGGGTTGGTTCTGTCATGTTAAACACATCTAGAACCATGCGTTGCCCTGTTTGCCGTTCTACGGCATAGGCTACCATAGCAGAATTACCTACCATGGCTGGGTCAAATCCTAGGATGGTTACCCATTGTCCATCTCGTGGATGTCCTGGAGTACCGAACTTGATAGTACCAGGCTTACGCATGCGGTTGACGCTCGCGTTAACAGAGATGAGCGGAAAGATTGCGTCTTCTTCCACATCTTGCTGCTGGTATACAAGAGCCCAAGTAGAAGGGTTAACTTCACTGCGGCGGTGGAAAAGTCGCTTGCCATCCCACTTTGGGTAGTATCCATCTTTATCCTGTACTAAAAGTTCTGCGTCATATTGTGGGTCTGCCCCATCCCATACACGGTCCGAGTGGGGCCAGAGAGTTACCCAGTTCTCGGGTTTGTCTGCATACTCCAAAACCGCTGGCATAGCCAGGTAGGTGAATGGGGACTTATCGCCAGACCAGTTATCTGGGTTGCGTATCTCTTTGTATAGGTCAATAGAGGATACACGGGTACCAGCAATAACTAGGGTACCGGTAGCACCAACACGGGTGATAACCATCTTCTGTAGCCAGTTAAGTTGCTTTTCCCATTCATGGGCGTTTGTAGTGGTGATAACATCATCTAGAATGATGAGGTCGGCACGAGTACCGTAAATCTGTTGACCCATACCAATAGCCTGTACGGTAGGGTCTTTCTCGCCAGAGTCGCGCTCTAGATAGATTCTATCCTGAGTCCACTGGTCTGCGGTGGCTTGGTAGCCTCCAGCAGGTCCGTATACGGATTGCATCTTAGCCCACGCTGGCTCGGTAAGCCTTTGTTTAATGGAGAAGAGAAATTCTTTGGCGCGAGCCTGAGTCTGGGAAACTACAACAATACGGATATTTGGGTCCATGGCTATGCGGTAAGTCGCGTAGCCTACAGTTAGAACTGTGGACTTAGCATGTTCTGGTGGTACGTTAATTAGAAGACGGCGACGGTTGCCTGGTTCATAGGTCATAGACTCATGAATCCAAGATGGGTCATTGCCCTCTAGAACATCAATCCAGGACTGATGGTGTGGGAATACCTCAGAGTTCAGGAACTCTTTAGAGAAGGTGGCATAGTCGATATTCTTGCCAGAGGCTAGGGTTTCGCCGAATAGTTTATTGGACTCGGTGCGCGCGGCTTCTAGGCGCGAGGCAAACTTATTATCTCGAAGCCATGTCTTTAACGCAGGCAGTTTACGGCCTGTTAATCCTAGGGCGGTATGTTCATCAATACCGGAGGCTACAGAGGCTAGGAACGCAGCCTGGTCCTGTTCGCGCCGTACTGTGAAGTGATGATTCTCTCCACTCTTGGCAGACATAATAAACCTCGTAAAAACTAGACAATAAAAAACACATATAAAGCATCGCGCCAGGCGATGCGTTTTAACTACATTCTGTGTCCCGCCAGGGGACACTAATAATATAAAACCATACACTTATACTAACCCCATTATGGTATACCCCGTAACGCATAGGTATCTAATTATTTTTATGTGACTTACGTCACAAGAATAAAACCCTTATAACATAAGGCTTCCCATACCAAAAACAGCACGAAAAAATATGAGTGAGTCATGGGTGGGTGTGTGGGACTCGGTTTAATCACTCTAGGTCATGTTGTCGGTTGGTGTCTGTCCCTGTCCATTGGTTGCCTTTGGCAACGTGTACCCCGTACCCCGTTGAGACGGGGCAGGTAGGTATTAAATAAAGGCAGATTTATTTAATGGTGACTATCTGCCCGTACCTGAATCGGTGGCAGTGGTGGCAGTTGGCATGAACCTTTGAACCCTGACAGTACTGTCAGAATCCTTAGTATTCATAGGGTTATTGTCTGGGATTGACAATAGAACCGAATCGCGAGATGATTCTTGTATTGCTCAAATTGCATCTACTGAATTTGGCGCAACTGTTACCTGAAAATTGAAGAGTGAGTATCTGCCTAGTGTTTTCTAGGCGTGCCAGATTGGCGCGTCTAGTTAGCACTAGGAGAAATAATGCAAAATCTATTCGTAAACGCGGTTGAGTCATGCAAGATTGCGAACTCACTAACGAACGAACTAACCGAACTAACCAACCGACTTGAAAAGGTCGCAACCGATACCGTTAGCGCGGTTGAGGTGGCTTGCGCCGAATCCTACGCCTGGTTCATGAGTGTGAACCGTAAGCATGGGTCGAAAGCGGAACTAAGTCGGGCTAGTGGCGTAAGTGAAAAGACAATAGGTCGCTGGTTGGCTAGTGGTCACGTTGCTTTGGTAACTGATGGCAAGGTAACGGCAGTTGAGGTTAATTCGGCCATTGGTAACTACAACATGAAAACAACCGAGGTCGAAAAGGTTAAGTCAGTAACGGATTGGCGCGAATTGCTAAAGGCTTACAAGGCAACCCATAAAGCGGGCAAGGCTAAGGCTAAGGCAACCGAACCAACCGAGGAATCCGAACCAACCGAAAAGCCTATGAAGGTTCAGGGTTGGGAATCATTAGCCGACCAATTAGCCGACATGATTATGTCGGGCAAGGTTGAGTTAATGACTGTCGCCGAATACCTAACCGAAAAGGTTATGGAGAAGGAACTGGCAACAATCTAGGCAGATACAGAAAAGTACCCCTCGAGAAATCGGGGGGTATTTTTTTTGCCCAGTAGAACCAAACTGACAGTACCGTCAGAATAGATTTTGCTTGTGTACTACTGGTGTGGTGCTTGGATACTGCTGATTTGGTACTGCACTACTGGTTTGGTACTTGACTTGAGAATAGAGTGGATAGGTGGTAGGCTTGACGTAGTCAAGGTGATAATCACTAAGACCCTGACAGTACCGTCAGGATTACGAAAGGAATTAGGCAGATGTCTAAAGCCCAACGCAAGCGCAACCGCAAGGTTCGCAACCTGCAAGTAAATCAAGGTCGCATTGACCGCGAGCAACGCGAGTTGTCGGTCAAGAATAAGTTACTGCACCGTAACTATTCACCGCGTCACCCATCTATCGCAAGTAACCCCGAGTTTCTGGAGTTGCTCAATGGCTAAAGGCAATGGAATCAGGGGTATTCGTGGGCATAACGTACCCACTCATAGAGTGATACGCAGTGCCTCCTATGTACAGGTACGAGGCAAGCCTCGACACCCACAACGCAAGACAACTGCAACCCCAATACGGGTGACGTACACCCGTGATGCTATCGAACGGGCGTTAGCAATCATGACAGTACCGTCAGGACTTGATAATAGAACCGTTAGGAACTAAGATGATTACTAATGACATTGAAGTGCTGGCTTACTACGAAACTATTGACGGGTCAGGTGCATTACTAAGTCAGATGTTCACCTACGACTGTCATAGATGTGACTACTCTCATGCTGAGGGCAGTCGCTTCTTATCTAGGATTGTCGAGCAGATTGCTAGGCATCTAATAACGCAAGAACACAAGGATAAATTATGAGAACTACATGGAAAGAAATGGTTGCCTTCCTTACGGATTGGCGTGACTACCTAAACGGACTCACACCTGCAAGCCATGCAGAGTTGGGCTGGTCAGGTACTGACAGTGATACCCCTATCTATGATGAGTTGCTAGAGATGGCCAAGCATTATGGCTGGGCATACCCAGGAAAGGTGTATGACAATGAGTGAAGAACCAACATGGAAAGATGAGGCTATCTCTTGGTACGCTAGTGACCTACATGAGATGGGCTACATTAAGAATGAAGATGAGTGGAACGAGTTGCTCAATCTGCTATGCGAAACTGTGCAAGTACACCTCGAGGAGATGAAAGACAATGGCTAAGGCACACATGACTGCGCTTTATTGGTATCAGACTGAACTTGATAATCTAATCAGGCTCGGTTATGCTAGTGGTGAAGCACACAAGATATTGAAAGACAGGCTTGCCAGTATGGACAGTATCGAATGGCTAGAACCAACCAACAACCTGACGGTACCGTCAGAACAGGAGGCACTCTGATGAGTGAGATAGATACAACATACCTCGATGTTGAGGTAGATGAACGACAGGTGGTGTGTTGTTATGGTACATGTACTAATACCATAGACATGGACAATGACACATACGCACTTGATAGTAGCGAGGATGCGTACTGCGAGGCTCACATCTTTGTGTGTAACTGGTGTGATTGCACATTCCCAGATACCGAGGTGCATGACAATCATGCTGGCTACTGTCACCCATGTGGCAACAGAATGTCTACATGTGACAGATGTGGTAGGACTGAACACGAGAATGACATGTACAACATTAGCAGTGATGACTGGTGTCACAGTTGTTACGAGGATTACTCTGAGCATTGCACTCGTTGCGATTATAGTTATGACCCTAGACAGGGCAGGTGCTGTGGTGGTAGCCATGATGTACACGACTATGGTTACAAGCCTTACCCTCAGTTTCATTGGGTAGATAATGACCCTGATGCTGACCGCCATGTATTCATGGGCTTTGAGTTAGAGGTTGAGTCTAATGGTGATGACTATGATGGTCCGGAATTAGTGGAGTCATACTTAGGAGACCTTGCTTACTTCAAGGAGGACGGCTCACTTAATGACGGCTTTGAGATAGTCACACACCCAATGACCCTTGCTTATGCACACAGCATGAACTGGGAGTGGACTCAAGGTCTACTGGATAAGGGCTATCGCTCATGGGACAGGAGTACTTGTGGCTTACATGTTCACGTTGATAGACGTGGCTTCAATGGTAGGTTGCATCAGTACTCATTCACCCTGCTACTCATGCGCAACAAGGCTTTGTCATACCTGATTGCAGGTAGACAAGGTAACTCATACGCATCCTTTGACAGGAGTAATCGCTTGGAAATACCCAAGCATCTAAAGGGTCAAAACAATTATGCGCAACGGTATTCTGCCGTCAATGTACTACCAACATCTACCCTTGAGGTGCGCATGTTCAGGGGTTCACTAAAGAAAGAACGCATACTCGCTGCACTTGAGTATGTGCATAGTGCCGTTGAGTATTCACGCGGTGCTAGGTCAGGTGTCGGTGCTGAGGAATACCTAACAGCACCTGCATTTATCCAATGGTTACGAGGCAACAGGGCTTTGTATCCAAACCTATTAAGTTACATAAACAAGTCGGTCGAGTTCGGCTTTAGTGAGAAGTCCTATACTTCTCAGAATGATGGAGAGTAATTATGTGTATGTTATGTGTATCCCTTCCAGGGTCACGACCAACGCGCGAGCAGTTAGAGATTGCTTGCTACAACAACAGCGATGGCTTCGGCTATGCGGTACATCACGGCGACCACATTGTGGCTGGTCGAGGTATGCTAGTAGACGTGACCATTGACAGGTTCTTTGCTGAGTTAGATAAGAATCCTGATGCTATCGGTATGTTCCACGCACGTCTTACCACACACGGTACGACACACGTTGAGAACAATCACCCATTCAGGGTTGATGGTCGCAAGGACATTGTGTTAGGTCACAATGGTATGCTTCCGGTCATGCTCAAACCTGGTGACAAACGCTCAGATACCCGTGTGTTTGCTGAAGAATTGCTACCTAATATGGGTGTCGATGTGCTTGATGACCCTATGTACTTCAAGCAACTAGAGGACTGGGCTAGAGGTAGCAAGATTGCTATCCTTAGTACATCACCTGACCTCAAAGATGATGTGTACATTCTCAATGAGAAAGATGGTCACTGGGTTGACGGTGTATGGTGGTCCAACACTTCATACAAGTCACGCAGTTACTGGTACACAGGTAGCAGTAGTAAATACACTGGTGGCTATGCATCATCTGCTGACTATGACTTGTTTGAGAATGACAAGAATATATTATTATCATCTGATGAGTTGATAGATGCTAACGGTAATGTTAGAAGTATCTATGATGTGTGCTATCATTGCTACTCACAACTGCAAGAAGATGACTATGATGAAGGTGCATGCACAGCATGTAACACATGCATAGATTGCAATGAACATATGGTTCACTGTCTATGCTACAAACCTGACGGTACTGTCAGGAATAATGACTACTGGTGGGAAGAAGAAAAGAAACAACTAGAGAAGATGGACTGGTAACATGACAGAAACAATTAAGATTACATATGAAGTTGAGTACTTCTACCATGAGATACTCAAGGACATGCTGGACAGTGGTGAGTATGGGTTGGGACAACATCCTGTAACTGACGAGGCTATTGTATACAATGCACTAGACAGGTTCATTACCATGAGCGGTGGTATCCCTATGATTCCATCAGCCCTCGACCAAGCAGGTGTACTTACAGTGGAAGATGATAGAGGAGAACTTCTCTACCAATTTCCAGGGTACAACACACTAGCACAGAGAGAAGATGACCATGACACACGGACATTTGAGTGACAAGGAAGTAATCTACGTACTAGAAACACCTGCACTAGCAAGGTCTCAAGTTAGACTAGACACTAGGGAATTGGTATCTAGAGATGGCAGTAGCGTTAAGTCCATGCCCGGAAGACGTGCGCGTGAGAAGATGAGTGACTTGGTACTTGAGTTACCTGACTTCGAGAATGCATCATGCAAGGGCGTTGGACACAAGGCTTTCTATGATGATGGCTTAGAGGTTGAGGCTGCAATAGACCAGGACGATACAATCTGGTGGTCAAGTAAGCCAGTACAGCATGCATACCTCAGGCGCATGTGTCTGTCATGTCCAATCGTGCAGAAATGCAGGGAATGGGGCATAACCCGTGAGAAGTACGGGTTCTGGGGTGGTATGACTGCCACTGAACGTGAGTCAGAACGTATCATGCGTGGCATCAGAGTTAATGAGATAGACTATCAAGTACACATAGGAAGAATAGAACAAAGAGAAACAGGAGATGGTATATATGAATCAAGGTAGTTTGCATGGGTCAGGCTGGCTGACCAGTGATAGAAGTGATGATTGGGATTGCCCTGAGTGTGGTGTCGAGGTCATTGACATAGACGTACCGGCAGATGATGACGGCACTACTATTAGTTATTGTCCTGACTGTAACTATGAGATGATTATCACAGACGAGCAACGTCTTGAGTGGAATACTGACTATGACAATGAGCAAGATTATGGAAGATAACAGTCCATTGTTCCTGCTTGACATGAAGGATGAGTTCAGGGAAGAGGCAGGTGTGTGGTGGAATACACGAGCACATCCTGCTCTGAAGATGTTGGTTGTATCTGCTGCATACTACGAACACATAGCACATGACGTAGAGCATGCAGACGAGTACCTTAAGGAGGTATCAGGTGAGATGGATTAGTATTCTTTCATACATACTCAATTTCATACTGTTAGTTGCTGTATCAAATGCTAAGACAACTATAAATCGTTATAGAAAAGTTATGGATAGGCTAGGTATCAAATGAGAACAAGAAAGAAAGAACTCGAGGCTATTGCTGATGTTCTTGAACAAGAACACCATGATGTAGTATACCTAGCAGAAATTATCTGGAAGATGATAGATGACATGCGCCGTGACCGTGATTTATACGCAGTTGGTGTTAACTATCAAGGCGTAGGACAATTTCTATTTGGACCATACGAGTCAGAGGCTATGGCTACCAAAGATTTTGATGGTCGTGGTAACATACAAGCACTCAAACCTGGTGATGTAGCAAGGGTATTCAAGGTACTTGTACCCACAAAAATCTTCAACGACACGCCGATACAAGGTGATTTATTTGACACTCGATAACAAAATCATTAATATCATATATAGTACTATAAAAGAAACCCCTTAAGGGTTTCTAGTTATAGTTGTTCATTACTCTCCTAGTGATGGGTGGTGGGTATGTTCCTAGTGCATGCTCACCACCACAAGGCAGCACCAAGTGGTCAACAGATGATGAGGGGAAGCATCATCTGATTGTTCGGGTGCAATCCCTGTTGCTGCCACGCAAGTAACAACAGAAAGGACACTAGATGTCTGTGAAAATAAATGGATATGATTTACCAAGTCATATCTCATACTCACAACTAACCACATGGTTAGATTGTGGTTGGAAGTACTACCTATCTCGCATTGTCCAGTTAAAAGAGGATGGTTCTTGGTGGTTAGTAGGAGGTTCATCAGTTCATGAGGCTACTGAAGCCTTTGACAAGGCTATGTACGAGATTGAGGGCAGATGAGCAACCCAACATCACCAGAAGTATTAGATGTTCTGTGGAAAGATACGTGGGACAGGGTAAAAACCGCTCACAAGGCTTCTACGGGGCAGGAAGAGGCATTGTGGAGGAGGGCTGGCCGTACTACCAAGGCTAACCCAGACGGTGAAGACGAAACATGGTGGTTCTCAGAGGGTCGCAGTATGCTGGACTCATGGGTACAGTTCCGGACTGGTCAATTAGGCTGGAGTATCTGGACTACTCCTGACGGTAAGCCTGCCATTGAAATCTCAATGACCCCACACATGGGTGATGTCCCAGTCCAAATGGGTATTGACCGTGTGATGGTGACACCAGATGGTGAGTTAGTTATTGTAGACTTAAAGACTGGCAAGTACACACCATCATCAGACTTGCAGTTGGCACTGTATGCTGTTGGCATGGAAAAGACATTTGGCATTCGACCAAAGTATGGTACTTACTGG